CAGCCGATAATACCATGCTCACAACTCAGAGTGGGCTGTCCGACAACCCATCTACACGTGCTTTTGTGTGGCCATGCGGTTTGCTCGGTATTTTAATGATTTATCACATGAGCGTGTGGCTCTACGGAGTGCTTGTACATACTTGGTATGTGTTGTATAACGCCTATCAAGATGTTCGTCATTTCTTTGAGCTTTCTAGGCGAATTGGTGGTTTTTATCGCACTGTTATGTATTACCGTGATAGTGCGCGCCTTTCCAACTGGGTTGATAGACACAGAACGGCGATTGCATTACTTGCTGGAACGTCAGCGGTTTCTGCTGTAGCATTTAAAGTGTACCATCATTTTTCTAAGAAGGATGACAAACAATTGCAGTCAGGCAAGGCTGTTCGTACTGTTCCACTCCCGCATGACAGAGATTTCATTGCTGCATACGAAGCTCCGCGCGTTACACCAGCCGTGACCATTTCTAATGAATCCAGTTCTATTCAGGAGGGTCATATGATCTCCTCTTGCGGCAAAAATAAGACGCATATTGTCAAGATGACTTTCTTCGATCCATCAATGAATGTTTCCAGTGACACACATGCTACAGTCATTTCTTATCAAGGAAATAGGCCGCCGCGTGGTTTCTTTAACCAGCATGCCATTAACAATTGGTGCAAGAAACACGGTGATTCTTCTTGGTATGTTAAGATATTTGGCATCATCGCTGGTTCAAAAGATCAGGTGGCAATATTTCCGGGTGAGTACTTTCTCTCGCGTCTGATTAAACTTCCTCAAGGGGATACCAGAGATTTGGCCATAATAAATCTTGAACCTCCCCCAGGAGTTGATTGGCACATCAGGGCATTTAAGCGCAATGATCAGTATTTGTTGTCTAAGGACAATTTTATTGGCGCTGATGGAAAGATGAAGGACACTATTATCCAAAGCAAAGTGACTTTTGTGAGATTGCAGGGTGATGAAATGCGTGTCAACAGCGGTGGTATCGTGGAGAGGGTGATTGATGGAATAGATATCAAAGATCCAGTTCATGGGACATACAGTATGGGGTCTTGTTTGTGGGCTGAAATGCAAGAAACAACTGGACCTGGTGATTGTGGTAATCCATATTTTCTCCAGAAGATCACACGCCCAGGTGTTGATAAAGTTGTCGAGTGCGCTATTATTGGCATTCATGGCGCTGGATCAACACACGGAAATCATTTTACCAAATTGATCGTCTTTGTTTGTGCTGATGACATGGCACTCCCTTCGCCTTTGCCTTTTAAGAACTCAGTCAAATCTGCTGTTGTGGGATCTGATTTTTCGGTCCAAGGTGCTGAGTTGAGGGCGTATGGTGATGCTGATGAGTTTGATGATAGGCGCAAGAAATTCAAGGAACTCGATGATGAGACATGCAAGTATCCAGTACCTGTCGATAAGATCATGCACCTCCCCAAAATTGATATGAAGTCGAATGGAGAGATTAAACAGCATCCCAAGTCGAAGAATATTGAGGCTCAGGCTCTCATGATGGCTGGTTCTCTCACACGTCCTGTTTCTAATTTTGCTAAGTCAACGGCTCAGTGGATTTCGGATACAATGGGTACCAAAGCTCCTAAGATCAATGACGTCTCTGCTCATCTTTATGGTACATGCCGGACAATTGATGTATGTACTCATGAAGGAACCAGGAACTACACAGTCGCTTTGGGATCACCAGATTCTGACTGGAACATCAGTCCACTGTATGGAGATCTTAACGGTTACCAATTGTCAGCCGTGGATGAAGTCATCAAGACTAATAAGATTCCACCCTCGAAACATGTTATTGCTGTCAAAGAAGCTAAGTGTCTTAAAGGAGACTTTGATTATGATAAACTCAGTCAGAATAAACTGTTAGAGTATGACACAGCATCTATCTTGTCTGACATTATGTCTCAATCTGCTTATGATGAGAAACTTGCCGAGGAGATGTATGTTGCAGCTGACCATTACCTTGACAGTGTTTTGTCCAAAATCGATGTCACCAAAGAGATCATGAGGTTCCCAATAGAAGAAGGCATTCCCATTAATGGGTTGGTCAGCAAGGAAGGAGTGAGGTACAAGTCGCTTGAGCCATTGGAGATGAAGACAAGCTCGGGGCCGCCATTGACTTTCATGCGTCCTGGTGTGAAAGGTAAATATGATTGGTTTATTGAGGTGAAGCATCATCCTGACGGTAGAATTGAGCGTGCTATGGGCCCAACACTTGAGTATTTTGTTGATGAATGTCGTACTAGGATGCGCAAGGGTGATCGAGTCGTCCACCAAGTTGCTTGGAAGGATGAGCCGGCAAATCCTCTTTCTGAGGGTGATAGGAAGCCCAAGCGCCCCATTTTCGTTGGACCTCTGTATTTCAGCATTCTGATGAGGGAATATCTTCTCTCAATCAACAGAACTATGGCTGCATTCCCCTTCGTCTTTCAGCAGGCTGTTGGCTTTGACTCTTCTTCTCAGCAGTGGGCCCAAGTGCGTAATTATGTTTTTGGTCGTGACTCTGCCAACAAAGTGTTTGATGGGGATTACCGGAAATTCGATCGTGGGTTGATCCAAGAAGTTACTGACGCTGTGAGGTATTTCATTATGACCCTCTGCATTAAGAGTGGGAATTATGATGAGGATGATTTGATCATCGCGAACAACATCCTCAAATGTGCTACCTCGCCTGTTGTCAATTTCGGTGGAACCATTTACAACTTCCGTAGCCTGAACACGTCTGGGAATCCACTCACCACTCAGATCAACTGTATTGCCAATAACATACTTATATGGTATGTCTTCTTGGATAAATACAACACTCTGGATTATGGTGCAGCCCATAAGCTTTACATGGATTATGTGAGGGCAATGGTGTACGGAGATGATAATATCGTTGGCAGTGTGCCGCACCCTGAGTATGGTCAGGTGATAACTTGCAATGATATGCAGGACCGTCTTGATGGAATCATTGGTTACACGGATGCGGCCAAGAATTCAATTGTTCAGCCCCACGCCCCCCATCATCAGATTACCCTTCTTGGAAGGTATTTTGTCGAAGAAGGCGGTATGGTTCTGGATAAATTTGAATTGAAGCGTTTATGGCGCATGCTCTTGATGTATAGGCACCGTTCCAACGTTCCAGTCGTGATTTGCCTTAGGGACATATATGACAGCGCTCTTTATGAATTGGCTAGGTACGATGCTGATCTTTTTAATGAAGTGCGTGATCTCTTGATCGAAGGTGTCCTGAAGTATCAGATCAAAGAATTGGGACGAGACTACACTCGTGACCAGATTGTGCAGATGTTTTTCTGCAATAACCAGGGAGTTGAGCTAACGTACGAGCATTATCGCCAAAGGGTTGTGGATCATAATTCACAAGGCAAAATTGATGATCCTCGCTATGCTGAATGTTGCCTTGGCGGGAATGATCTATCTTTTCAGAGCGGTAATTGCTATTATATGAGTGAACTTCCATTCAATTCAGGGTTGGAGAGCATCCCTGCAGATGTACATTCCTGCTAAATTGCTCCACACTAGACTGCTAGCGATTTGCCGATTTCGCCGAAGATCTTTCTAGTGTTGCTTGATTGTATGATTTATTATATGATTATATATATGTTACTCATTTGTTTCTGGAGTGTATGTATATGTTGGCGTGGCGTCCATGGCTGCTTGGTTAAAGATACCCGATTGTGAGCATAGGCATAATCACAATTGTAACATGTCTGCGAATAACAATGATTATAATGATACACATGGTCTTTTGACCGAATTTATTGATGGCTCTCATGGTACTACCATGGAAACTTTCAATCCACCCATCGATGATACATTCTCGGATGGTTATACCCCTGGTTTGGACTTGCAGGAGTGGTTTTCACGCCCACTGAAGTTGAAGGAATATGCATGGAATGTTGGTGATTCGCTGTTTGAGGGTTTTAACCCTTGGTATGATTATTTTAATAGTCCCGCTATTTTTAATAAACTTAGAGGATACAGTAGGTTGCAAGCCACACTTCATCTCAAGTTGGTCATCAATGCTCCTCCTTATTACTACTCTGCAGGAATTTTGAGTTACCTTCCCATGTCAGGCATAGAACGTAGTATGGCCGTGGCTGGTGATTATACTGACGCTGGTCCTAATTATAGATTTAGTGGTGGGACTGTAGACCCTAGTTTTTGTCCTGATAATCCCTCATCTGGCATTTGGTCGGGAGGTACTACTTCTAGTAGTCTTATGGTTAGGACTTCCAGGCCTCATGCGTGGTTTTACCCACAGTCATCCAAGGGTTGTGAAATGGTTTTACCATTTTGCTACCACAAGAATTGGATTAACCTTGGAAGTGTGGATCCTAATATTTATCCTCCGATGGCCACTGACCCTTTGGAGGAGCTGAAGGATATGGGAGTTGTTACCTTATGGTCCCCCATGCCTCTTAGGTCTACAACCACCACTTCCACTGTACCTGTCACGGTCACTGTATACGCTTGGTGTGATATGCATAAAGTCGCTGGTCCATCTTTTGTTACACAGGCAGGTGATGAGTATTCGGATAAACCTGTATCTCAAGCCTTGTCTACCGTTTCTAGGGCTGCTCAAGTGTTGTCTTATGTTCCTTCTATTAGACCTTACGCAATGGCCACTTCAATGGCGGCTTCTTCAGCAGGTTCAGTGGCTAGATGGTTTGGATTTTCTAACCCACCTGTGATTGATAATGTTTGCAGTGAGCAGATCAATTACATGCCCCATTTTGCCTCGCCTGAGATTTCCACTCAACAGGACAAGTTATCTTTGGACCCCAAGAATGAAGTTACAGTGGATTCTCGCACTGTTGGGTTGGATGGTGTTGATCACATGTCTATAAGGCACATTGTGGGTAGGGAAATTAGCTATGCGATGGCCAATTGGGATTCGTCCATGAATCCCACGACTGTGTTGTTTATGCAACACGTAACACCTATGATTAGTGAGATTAAGTGGCATGTTGGAAGTAAAACTGGCGCTCCTGTAGCATCCATACAACCTTCACCATCAGCACATTTGGGGGCAGCCTTCGGATATTGGACGGGCCGTGTTAAGTATACTTTTACGGCTGTTGCCTCCCAGTTTCACCGTGGTAGGCTAATGATCAACTTTGATCCTGACGGATTTAAAGGCTGGTATCCTAGCGCGGCTTTTGAGCAGCCTTATACTATTAGTAAGATCTGGGATTTGTCTGAGACTCCTAGTTTTTCTTTTGAGGTTCCTTGGATGTCCAGTAGGTCTTATCTCAAGACTGACGTTTCTACTAACGGAAAACTTTATTCTCCTTCATATTATGGTTCTACTATTGCTGGTGATCAGAATTACTTGATAAATCCGATTTTACCTTACAATACTAGCACTAGTCCATCTTCCATCAATTGTGATTTTAATGACAGTGCGTTTAATGGGACGATTATTGTTTCAGTTCTCAATACTTTGACCAATGGTACTAGCGATTCCAGTCCAGTGAAATTGATTGTGTCGATTGATTGTTCTGAAGTGGAGTTTGCCGGTCCAGTGGATTTTGATACACCTTTGTCATATTTCCGATTGGAATCAGGTGCAGATGAGATTGCTCAGGTTACTGACGAAGGACACGTTGATACTGAGGCTCCTCCTTACGTTTGGGGTGGGACAACTCACGACATATATTATGGTGAGATCGTGAGATCAATTAGGCAGCTTTTGCACAGGACAGTGTTTTATGGCACTTTCCCATTTGCCCCTGTTGCCCAGGTCCCCAAGGCCAGTACTTACGCTTATATACCAGAGGTCAAGTGGTTTGAATCGGGTGTTTCTACCAATGCACGGAGACTTGGTCATGATGCTATTCTTTTCTACTATTGTGCCACTCAAACTTTACCTAATCTTCCTTACATGTCGGGAGCTTTGCCCTCCAATTTTCATCACATTAGGTCAACACCCCAGTATATTGATACAGGGGTTTGGCAAGAAGATGATGTCGCTTCCGGGGGAGAGTATAACGGTTACAGACCCACTCACCCCACCCCGACATCGTACTTCTCTAATTGTTATGTTGGTTGGAGAGGCTCAACCTGTTACGTGGCTCATTTTAGAGATCATAGATCTAAGGCTAGCTCAGGCGCCAGTGGAGGCGGTTTAATTTCAGCCGCCAATTTTGCTAGGTCTGATCTTTTGCCTGACGATATGGCTACCGAACTTAGTATTTGGGAGCCTATGATGACCAGTTTTAGTGCTTTGAACAATTACCCTTTGACCGACCCACAGGAGCGTGCAAGGGCAATGCGTAATAGCAGATCAGTTGGCGTCCCTAATAAGCTTCATGTTGGACAAGCCGGTATGGCTGTTACCAATCCGTCCAAAGTTGATGTTCTCAATTCGATCGTGCCTTACTACTGTAATTTCAGGATGTTGCCTGCCAATTTTATGGGTAACCTTTTGGTATCACAGAGTCCTAGTTCTGCCGGTTTCTTTTCTAATGAAACGTTTGGCTCTTCTAGTATCATTGAACAACCTACGCTCTCGGTCAAAGTCGAGCCTCCTGTTTCTGGTGGCTCGGGTTGGGTTAAACTTGGTGCTGCTACCGGCGTTCACAGTGGGGATTATAATGACCCTGGTATTCCTGATGTTGATTTGTATCACAAGGCTGGAGTAGATTTTACCTGTTTTTGGTATCTCAATCCACCGACCGTTTATCTATACCAACATGGATATGCTCTTCATTTTGCCACATG